AAATAATAGTAATGATTTACCTTGAATTAAAACGAACGAAAAACAAATCGTAGGAAGTAATACTCCAATTAACCAAAACCCTATTAAAAACCATTTTATTTTTTTCATATCTTTTGGCAGTGCCTAATTAAATAGTAATCCCCCTTAAATATATATTAACATACCAAATTTATTAAATGGGGTAAAACTGTGGATAACTTATTGTTGCAGATTTGGGGTCGAACCAATCTTGAAGCTTATGGGGCTTCAGTGCTACCGTTACACTAAACTGCTATTTGGCTTTTAGACTCCACCACCAACACTTACTAAAACTATTTGCGTCATTACAGTAACCCCAGAACCACCATAAAAGAAAATCTGTTTTAAGTCCTGCGTCATACATTTTGATTGCATAAAATGATGCTGGGAGAGGTTTATATCCTCCAGCAACCCTATCACCATTCAATTTATCAACGAACTTTTTTATTAACTCTTGTCTTGGAAAAAGAATCTTCCCTTGCGGTTTTTTTGATTCATATTCTTTCAATAATTCTTCCAAACTTTGCATTAAATAAGTATAGCATAAAATTAAAATAAAAGAAAGGATAGGTGTGGATAACTTATCCTTTCGCTTATTTCAATTTGGGTGAAATCCAATCATTGTTCTATCGTGGTCTAAACATTCGTGTTCAAAATGAACAAGCATAACGGTTGCAGTTCCTTGTGAATCTTTTGGGATAGCATCTCTGCACTCCTTGAAAATATCACAAGTGATACATTTATTCGTCATAATAGTATTCTTTACTGAACAACCAATAATGCGACCACAAGAAATGCAGATGACTAACATAATTACCTCCTTCTTTTTATGGTGATTTCGTATTCATCATTCCAAATTACTTTAGATATGAATTCAATAGTTTCTTCTGGCAACTGATTACCAAATAACATATGCCAAAGTTCGTGGATTCTTCTTGGAAGTTTTGAGACACCCTCTACTCCTTTACCCTTCATTCTACTTTTAGGACGAATGTGGTGTCTAGTTTTCTGGTATGGATTATTGCGTGTTTTCATATACACCTCCTCTATACCATTTTTTAGATTCTCCTAGAACGAAAATCATTCTAATCTCTTTTGAATTATGTTCACGAAAGACACGAATTGAATTTATTTTATCTGTCCAGATTTCCCAAGTTCCCCAGATAGTTCTAAATTCAAGTCCCATTTTCCACATAACTTCATCAGAAGCAATTTCATCTACTACTAACATTATTGTCTCCTTTCTTTTTTTGTGAATAACTTTTTCTTAATTATACCACATTTAAAAAATCTAGTTATCATATAGTTATCCACAGTCTAGTTCTTGGATTTTAAAAGTGTGCTATAATCGAAACACTAATGAGTGTGGTTGGCGAATCCATAAGCCCCTCATCGGATGCCTATTAAATTATGGAGTTGGGCGAAACTGTGCTATGTGTCAAACCCAAACTGTTCTAAACTTTACATTGAATTGATTTTGAGTTTAGAAATTACGTGTTGTTAGGCGTAAGCCGAAAACATAGAGAAAATCAAAAAGAGCACCGAGAAAAAACGGATTTTTGCTTTTTAAATACTAATGCCTAATACTGGCTATTGAGTTCTCTGTGCCTGTGTCATAAACTTTATGTTAAACAAAAGAAGAAAATGTAAAGATTTTATGTCCAAATTGTCATAGAATTGAAGAATTTAAGAAGAATAAGTTATCCACAGTTTTACCTTCCTAGAATTTGATATATGTGTTATACTAAATACAAGACTCCAACAGCAACAAAAAAAAATAACAAACCAATAAATTGTTTATTTATGTGAGTCTTGTTGAAAACTTAGTGATTCAGTCCCTCAAAGAAATTTGAGGAAAGCAATCTCTTATTGGATTGTCGCCCCCTCCCAAAGTGTGTTCTCCGACTAATATGTGCATCGACCCACATATGAACACATTGAGGGACTGGTTCATTAAAATGTTTTATTAACAAGTTTATTAACTAAGACGCTAATAGCAATTAAAAAATTACTTGGCTTAATTAAAAAAAGCGTCTTGAAAAAAATATGCAACATATAAAAAAAATAAAGTTTGCAGAAGTTAGTAAGGTTTCCAAGAATAGTTTAATAAAAGGTTTAACAAGAAAGTCGTCAATAACTCTAACAGAAAACGGAGCAGTTACTTTTAAAAAGTCTGGTTCACGTCTTTTAGATTTCTATGCACAAACTGGAGCAATGAGAAAGAATCCAGCACAAGCTTTAGAGTTATTTAAGAAAGCATATGCAGAGGATGAATTAAGTGCAGTTAAGATTCTTTTCTATCTTCGTGATGTTCGAGGAGGACAAGGGGAAAGAGATTTGTTCAGAACTTGTCTTGAGTGGCTAGGTAGTGAAGAAGCAAAAGTTTTTGAAAAGATAATTAAGTTCGTTCCAGAATACGGACGATGGGATGACTTATTTTTTGATAATGCAAAATGTTTTAAGATGATTGATTCACAACTTATGGAAGATGCTGATAGTGAACATCCATCTCTTTTAGCAAAGTGGATGCCTACAATAAATGCTTCAAGTCCCACAACTAAAGCTAAGGCAAAGTTCATTGCTAAGAAATTAGGTTATACAGAAATGGGTTATAGAAAGCTAGTTCGAAATATTCGTAAAGTTTTGGAAACAGTAGAAGAAAAAATGTCTGCTGATGAGTGGAAGAAAATTAATTACTCTAGTGTCCCATCCCAAGCTTCTAGAATCTATAAGAATGCATTTTTGAAGCACGATGAAAAAAGATATTCAAAGTTTATAGAAAAGGCAGAGAAAGGTGAAGTTAAAATTAATGCTTCAACTCTTTACCCTTATCAAATTTATAGGTCAGTTCAAAATGATTATTCTAAGACCTTAGAAGCCCTATGGAATCAATTACCAGATTACACACAAGGAAAGAACGCTTTAGTAGTAGCTGATGTTTCTGGTTCAATGTCTGGAGACCCTATGTCAGTTTCAGTTTCTTTAGCTCTATATTTTGCAGAACGAAACAAAGGACAATTTAAAGATTATTTTATTACATTCTCTGGAAACCCAGAACTACAAAAAATAGAAGGAAAGAATTTACAGGAAAAAATGAATAATCTAGAAAGGACAGACTGGGAAATGAATACAGACTTACAAAAAGTATTTGACTTAATTCTTGAAACTGCAAAGGAAAATGATACTCCAGAAGATGAGATGCCATCAACACTATATATTATATCAGATATGGAATTTGATAGTGCTTGTCATAAACACACCAACTTTGAAGTTATGAAAGCAAAATACAAGAAAGCTGGTTACGAAATGCCAACAGTAGTATTTTGGAACGTAGATGCAAGAAGCGGACAAAATCTACCAGTCCAACAAGATGAAAGCGGAGTAGCTCTAGTTTCTGGATTCTCTCCAGTGATATTTAAGATGGCAGTAGAAAAAAAGACACCAGAAGAAGTGATGTTAGACACAATCAATTCAGAAAGGTATGCACCTATAAAAATTTAATATAGTTAAGACCCCCACAGCAACACCTTAAATGGTAAAAAATTTCTCTTCTAAAGAAATCTAAGTGGTTCAATTCCACAACAGTGGGTCTTGTTAAAATAATTCCTAAGATGGGAACAGCAACCAAAAATTATCTAAAAGATAAAATCATTGTCCGCAAGGACTCCAAACCAAAGGAGATGAAGAAAGCTCCCCAAGTGGTTCGAAGCCAACTCACTATCTTGTAAAAGAATCTTGTAAAAACTTTATGACAACAGAAAGACAAGAAATTAGAATAAAAAAAGCACTACTAGATTTTGTAAATAAAGAAATTGTTATTCAAGGTTTACCAAATTTAGTATCTGATAGGAAACACGAATTAGTTAATTTACTTTATGGATTATTTTTAGAGTTCAATAAATATACAAATCCACCAAAACTTGACAAAAATTAAAATAATAAGCCGAATGTTTTTGCACTTTACAATAGAATAAAAATTTGCTACACTTAGTAGAAGGTAAATTGAAACATAGATGGGGTGATAGTAATTCGACTACCTACCCAATGGGATAAAAGCACGTGAGTTGTGTGTTGGATAAGCTCTCTAGTGGTCTGTATACACCAACTAGATTAAAAAAACCAGCATCATCCCACCTGTGTTTCAACTAAAGAACCTTGAATAATTATGTGTGATAATTGTCCAGTAGGTTGTCCTCTCTGTCTTGAAGATGATAGAGAAGAACTAGAAGTGGTCGAGGAAGATGAATATGACCCAGATGAAGACTATGATTAGAAAACCAACAGGAGTAAAATTTACTCCACAAGAGTTTAGGGAATTAAATTATTGTCTTGGTTGTAGTCGGATGCTTAAAATAGGAAAGAAGGAAAAGTGTCTAGAGTGCATAGCAAAAGATTTAAAACCCTGTGAGGTGTGTGGTAGATTGTTAGAGAAAGGAATCCATAAACACTACGCTTACGACATAAAAGAAGACAAGCGAGATGAGGAGTTAATACATTATGTTAGTAAAAAAAATGTAAAAGAATTCCTAGAAATTGAAGAAGTAGATAACATATTTTCAGATACCCTTTGTGTCGACTGTAAAGATTGGAAAAGTAAGATTAAAAATGTTTGTTGGATTTGTGGCGATGATTTCCACAACAGTGAAGATTATTATAAACTTAATGGTAATATGTGTGAGCTTTGCTTAGCATATTATAGAAAAAATGGATAAAACAAAAATATACTTAGTAATAAAAATGTTTAACACTTATCTCGGAAGTATGACAGAAGTAATATCTTTTCATTTGAACAAAATGGAAGCTGAATTTATATCATACAAAAAAAATGATGAGAGAAGAGATGCTTTTGCTTCAGCTCATATATATTATAAAGCAGAAGAAGTTTTAGCAGGAGATTTAATAGATAAAAATAGTAAAGAATTTAAAAAGTTTAAAGAAGAAAAGATTAAGTCTATTAATTGTGCTATAAGTAAAGCTAGTGATTGTTCAGCTAATGATTCTAAAGAAATAGAAAAATTAAACGAAGAATTAAAAATTTATGAGTAAAATTAAAGATGACCTCGAAAATAAAAAAGAGTTTGCGAACAAAGAAACGGAAGCGTATGAGAAGGGCTACTATTTCGACTCCGCAAGGCATATCCACCGACTCGATGGCAAAAATCTTAATGGCATCACGACTATTCTGTCAGTAATAGCAAAGCCAGCATTGATACAGTGGTCTGCTAATATGGCTTGTGATTATATAAGTCAAAACATAGTGAGTTGTTTTGATGATTTTATGGTTGTTTCTCCAGCTAATAAGCACTTTGATATGGAGAAGTTTGATAATCTCTTGAAAGAAGCTAGAAACGCACACCGTAAGAAGAAAGAAAAAGCTGGAGATATTGGAACAGAAGTCCATCAAGCAGTAGAGGATTACATAAAAAGTGGCATTGTTGTTGCCCCAGATGGATTAAACAAAGAGTTAGTCCAAAAGTCTCTTAATAACTTCATAGAGTTTGCAACAGAAAACAAAGTAAAATTCCTAGAAAGTGAAAGGAATCTATACTCTAGAAAATATTGGATTGGGGGAATTGTTGACTTCGTATGTGAAATTGATGGTGAAGTATGGATTGGAGATGTTAAAACAGCAAGTGGAATCTACCCAGAGAACTTTCTACAAATGGCTGGGTATCAAATAATGTTAGAGGAGATGGGACTTTATAAGAATATTAAAGGACACATCGTTGTCAATCTTAGAAAAGATGGCAAGATGGAAGTCAAGAAAAACTGTGAAGTCGATATTCACAGAGAAGCATTTTTATCAGCGTTAACATTGTATCGTTGTCTAAACGATGCTAAGTAATTATGAAACTACACAAAAAAACAAGTATCGCAGGTGAGTGGGCTAAGCCAAAAGAGGACATTAATCAAGGAGATGTTATAGAAATCCTTAATGAAGGAGCTACTGTCTCTGGAGAGTATGGAGATAGACAAGTCTTTAAGATAAAGACAAAGAACGGAGAAAAGAATTTATCATTTAACCAGACATCACTTAACTATTTAATTGATGCCTATGGAGATGATACTAAGACTTGGGTTGGAAAGAAAGCAAATGTAACAATCATCAAGATGAACGTTTCTGGAAAATTTCGAGATATTGTTTACATTTACGGAATTGGATGGGAAATGCAAGAAGATGGTTCAGTCAAAAAGATTGGTGTGCAAGGTGCTGTTCAAACAAGTGTCGAATACCCAGAAGATGACATTAATCCAGAGGACATACCTTTTTAATAGTTTAACTTAAAAATAAATTTATGGTAATCGGACAAGAAATTGTTATTAAAAAACTAAAGAAATAAAATGATAGACCAGACATTCAAAATTATAGATAGGATAATAAAAGCTCAAAAGAAGGCAAGGCAAGACCATAATTATATCTTACTTATGGAAAATGGTCAAGCTTTACTAGAATATATACCAGACCTTGTAAACTATATGATTGAACAGGAGTCTGGATATAGGAAACTAGAAGCAAAATTATCAGACGAATTCTCTGGAGATAAAAGAAACTCCTCTGCCTACTGTGAGACGCAAGCAAAGTCATCAGACTATTATCGTGAGTGGCAGAGGTCAAAGAACTTTTTAGAATTGATTTATGAGCTTGTAAATATGTCGAAAGCTTTAGGGCGTGGACTTAATAGCGAATTCAATGCAAGCTAAACTATCACAGAAAGAAAAAGTCAAGAAAATTCTTCTTCAAAATGGGGAGGTTTCTAGAAACATCTGTATAAGAGAATTATACATCACTAGATTATCTGCCATCATTCAAGATTTAGAAGAAGAAGGGTGGCAGTTTAATCCAGAAGTGGTGAGAACAGAACACGGAAAAGATTTTGTTTACTATTTAACAAAAACACCATTTAAAAAAGTCGAATATTATGTGCCATTACTAAAAAAAGTTATAACACAATATGTCAAGAAATAAAACAATAAATTCAAACGCATTTGCCTATCTAAAATCATTTCTACATCCAGACGTTAAAGTTTTAGATGTTTATGTTTGGGGTAAATGGTTGACTGCTGTATTAAGTTCTGGTATTAGATTTAGTGTTAGAAATAAAGATATAGATTAATTTTATGCACTTTAGAAAATATGAAAAAATACACAGGTTAGGCAAGGAGGAAGTGGCGGGTATACTTCAAGGCACTTGTTCTATCACAGAAAAGATTGATGGTGCTAACTTATCTGTGTGGCTAGGAGATGGTGGAGAAATACGTGTCGGTTCTCGCAATAACGATTTAACGGCTAACGGAAACGAATTCAATGGTGCTGTTCATTATTGCAATGCACACGAAGGAATTAAAAAACTTCTTACAGAAAACCCTTCATACAGATTATATGGAGAATGGCTTGTTAGACACACATTATCTTACAATAACACCGCATATAAGAAATTCTATTTATTTGACATTTACAATGAAGAAACAAAACAGTTTTTAGAACAAGATTTTGTTCAAGCGTTTGCTAAAGAGTATGGAATTGATGCCGTGCCAGACTTGGGACTTGTCGAAAATCCAACAGTGGAGCAATTAAATAAAATGCTCGAAGGAGTTTCTGCTATTGGAGAAAAGAAAGAGGGAATTGTGATTCGCAATATGAACTTTAAAAATACTTTCGGTGATATGTGTTATGCAAAACTTGTCCGAGAAGACTTCAAAGAAGATAACGGAATTATATTTGGTGGAAATAATAAACACTCTGATTGTTATTGGGAAATGTATATATGCAATAAATATATTGATGTCCCACGTGTCCAAAAGATAATGAACAAAATACAACCAGAGGTTAACGAAAAACTTGATATGAAACATATTCCCCGAATTATAGGAACTGTGTATCACGACTTAATCACGGAGGAAGCTTGGGAGATTGCCAATAAAGCTAAGAAAATAGATTATGACACTCTTAAAAGAATTTGCCAAAAGAAAGCTAAGCAGGTGTATATTGACATTTTGAATGATTCGTTGTCTGTTGCTGATTTACCGAGATAGATTATTCAAATTATATTATAAATAAATATGGGAAAGACCCTAAAAAATATGAGTAGATTAGTTATAATGAAAGGTTTGCCAGCAAGCGGAAAGACGACAGAAGCATTGCGTTTAGTTAAAGAAGAAAAATTCAAGCGTGTGTCAAAGGACGACCTCCGAGCAATGATTGATGACTCAAAATGGAGTAGCTCAAACGAGGAAAGCATAAAAGACATTGAAGTGATGATTGTTGCTGGGTTCTTAAACGCTGGAAAAAATGTTGTGGTTGATGATACAAACCTTGCCTACGAAAATATTTGGGAGAGTGTAGCTATTCAGTGCAATGCTGACTTTGAGGTAAAATTCTTTGATGTTCCTTTGATGGAATGTATAGAACGAGATGCAAAGCGAGGAGATAAAAGCGTTGGTGCTAAAGTTATCCAGAGGATGTATGATAAATACTTGAAACCAGAACCCCCAGAATATTCTGATTTAAAACAAAACTGCTACATATTTGATATTGATGGCACACTTGCAAAGATGAACGGACGCTCCCCATATGACTATTCAAAGGTTGATACTGATACACCTAATCATAATATAGCAATGATAGCACGTGTCTTATCTGCTTCTGGGCTACCTATAATCATCGTATCTGGTAGAACAGACGATTGCAAAGAAGAAACTACAAAATGGCTTACCGATAACAGCATACCATTTACAGAGATATTTATGCGTAAAGCTGGAGACACACGCAAGGATGCAATAGTTAAGAAGGAGATATTTGACAATGAACTAAAAGATAGGTATAATATTTGGGCGGTGTTCGATGACCGAAATCAAGTCGTTGAAATGTGGCGTAGCTTAGGAATTACCTGCTTACAGGTGGCATACGGAAACTTTTAGTAGAAAAAACTTTGCCCCGAAATATATTTACCGAATATCCTAGAAAAACAAAAACCCCCTTTCGGGGGAATTTGTGGTTGTCTGTCTGTCATTTATAATATATAAGTTTACAGCGAGAACCTACGAATATTATAGCACACTTTAATAATCTACCGCATACAGTCTTGCATATATGGCACGTATTCTGTTGATAAAGCGTTTGTTTTATACATATCATAGCAAGCATCAAAGCTTTTGTTTAAGCTTTCCTCCCTCTTGTTGCTCCATTGTAGCCAGAAGAACGCTACTATGATGAGTATAAGAATGAATAGAATGTTTTTAAATATTCTAATATAGTTAACTTGTGGCTTACTAAACGATGCTCCAAACCTTCCTGTTTTTGCTTTCATTGTATATTTCATATATTTATTTATTAATTATGATAATCTATTGACCCTGCGTATCTCCTTAAAAGCATTGAATTCCATCTGGTCATTTTTGCAGTCTCTATTGCAGAATACGATGCTTTGATAGCTTCTTCCTTTTGCTTGGTAGTTATCTGGATATATGGGACAGCGACACCATTTGCACCTTTTGAAATGTAACTCCCCATATTGTCCGTCTGTGTAGCCGTCCCATTTTACCATATATTTAAGCGGTTAATCTTTTAATACCCTCTAATGCTTCCATTATGCTTTCATATTGGAAAACATATGTTAAGCCTATCTCATTTATCCCTATCACTCGCCAAACTCCATTTATTCTATTTATCCTATACATAGTTTAATTCCTCATTACTTTTAATATCTGCGGTGCTACCGACTTCGTAGCCCGCAACATAGAAGTCTGCTACGTTAAATTTTTTTTGCTCTCTATACTCTAGCTCATCCACTTTCTCCATCTCAACACCTGCGTGTAGTAACTCAACTGCTTTGAACGTGCTGGTGCTTATTTTATAGATATTATACATTTTAGTTTAAATTTAGATTTTTAATAAAATAAAAGTGTATTTGTAATAATTACCGTATATAATTGATATATATACCACGTGAAATCCCATCTAAACGCATATCCTCCTCTGTTGCTAGTATATAGTGTTTATCACTTGTATACACTAATACTTTTTTATTTGTTTTAGTCATATATTTTATTTAATTATCTGTTTAAATCTGCTAATATATAAAAACCAGCGTGTATTTTTAGTTTTATATCTTGTGTTGTTTCTCTTAGAAACATATTTCGATATTTTGCGGTTGTTCTTGAATAATTCCAGAAATTCTTGTCTAGAAATACTTGTCCATTTGATGCTTGTATTTGCACAATTATGGACGAATAACTCTGAAAATATCTGTTGCCTTCGTTGTCAATTAATTCGAATTGATTGGCAACTTCTCGACCACTCTTTACACTTAACATATTTTTTACTTTCATAATATTATAGGTTTTTTATTTTTATTAATTGGGCGACTAAACCCTTTTTATATTTACCTATATATTAAGAATAGCATACCTATATTTTACTGCAAGCTATTTGACATAAGTTTATTAAATGTTATAGTAATCTATCCATATAGAATATAGCTTAAAAATAGCATTTTACATATCAGTATGAAATTGTCAAGAAAAAAGAGTTATCCACACAACCCGTCAATTTTATTTCTATGGTATAATAGAGGAAATGGCAATCAGACCACAATCAGAATTCCCATTGATGCAAGAATACAAGAAGCATTTTGATATTAATGAGGATGTTATTTTCGCACTTTTCCCCGACATTTACACAAACAACGAACTTACACCCGATTTATTAATACATGAGGGAACACATTTGAAACAGCAGGAGAAAATAGGCGTTAAAGAATGGGTAGAAAGATACTTAAACGAGCCACAATTCCGACTTACCCAAGAGATAGAAGCATATAAGAACCAAATACACAGCATTAAAGACAGGAACGCAAGGAGCAGATGCAGAATACAATCAAGCCAATTCCTAGCATCATCTCTTTATGGAAATATTATTAATTACAAAGAAGCATTTGACATATTAAAATGAAAAACACACCTTGCCCAGAATGTAATAAGTTAGAAGGAGAACAAACCTGTCCAGAACACAAGAATGTTCAAATAGTAAAAGCAAGAATTTGCCCCATAGAAGACGGAACGTGTCCAACAGTCATATATAAAATAAGCAAAAGAGATAACGACCCAAGACACTGCGGATATGATGCACACATAATAAGAGCAAAAACCCCAGAGCAAAACTTCGAAGGAATAGACACAATAATAAACCCAGCAGAATAAAATGACAAAAGAGATAACACAAAAGAATAAAGGAGGAAGACCAACCAAATACACCAAAGAGCTAGCAGATAGAATATGCTCAAAACTAGCAGAAGGAATCAGTTTAAGGACAATTTGTCTTGGAGAAGATATGCCAGAGAAGGAAGCAGTCTTTAGATGGATAAGAACATATCCAGAGTTTCAACTCCAATACGCACACGCGAAAGAAGAATCAGCAGACGCAATGTCCGAGGAAATCCTTGATTTGTCAGACGGAGCTATTGCAGTTATCAAAGGAGGAGCAGAAAAGAAATCATCAGCACTAGCACAGGCGGTCAGATTACAAGTGGACACTAGGAAATGGATTATGTCCAAAATGAAACCAAAGAAATACGGAGACAAGCTTGCACTCGGCAACGATGAACAAAAGCCTTTCGAAATAGTTATCAAAAAACTATAAATGCAACCAGAGACAAAACAAATAGAACTCCCTTATGCTTTCACGCCTAGAGAGTATCAAAAGCCGTTCATAAAAGCCTTTAGAGATGGAATCCTAAAGAGGTTTATTCTAGTATGGCACAGACGAGCTGGAAAGGATAAGACCTGTTTTGTAGAGCTACCAGCAAAGATGTTCGAAAGAAAAGGAGCATACTACTATCTAGCCCCAACATACAAGCAGGGTAAAAAGATTATCTGGGACAACATAGACAATGACGGTTTCCCAATGATAGCACACGTCCCCAAAGACCTCATCAAGAAGAAAAACGAGACGGATATGAAGATAGAGCTTATAAACGGAGCATATATCCAAGTCATAGGAACAGAAAACCTTGATGCACTTATGGGAGGAAACCCTGTCGGAATAGTATTTACAGAATACAGCTTACAGACAGCAGAAGTCTGGAATCTTCTTAGACCTATTCTAGCAGTAAACGGAGGATGGGCTATTTTTAACTATACACCAAGAGGAACAAACCACGCACACAAACTGTTGAAAGAACACGAGAACGACCCCAACTGGTTCTGCCAAGTGTTGACAGTAGATGACACGCAGGTTCTAACACCAACAGACCTAGAAGAAGAAAAGAAGTCAATGCCTAGAGACCTATTCGAGCAGGAATACTACTGCAAGTTTATTGATGGTGCAAGCCAATTCTTCAAAGGGATAGACAAAGTCCTATATGATGACCCCTTCACAGACCCAGAAGACAATCACGACTACAAACTAGGGACAGACTTAGGAAAGGTTAACGACTACACTGTTATTACACCCCTTGACCTAAACACGTTTAACGTAGGACGTCAAGAACGATTTAATCAAATAGACTATAACCTTCAGAAAGCGAAGATACTATCATCCTATTATAAGTTTAAACGTCCACCAACAACCGCAGACAACACAGGAATAGGCATACCGATACTAGATGACCTTCAGAAGGAAATCATCAACCTAGAGCGTTTTACGTTCACAGAGAAGACAAGGATGAATCTACTCGTCAACCTTCAGATACTCATAGAACAACAAAAGATTAAGATACCCAATGACCCAACACTAATCGCAGAGCTAAAGAGCTTTGAATATATCTTAGGAGATAAGGGTAAAGTCTCCGCAGAATGTCCAGAGAATATGCACGATGACTGTGTTATGAGTCTAGCACTGGCAGTCTGGGGAATTCCAGACAAACCTTTGCCTATTACAAATCAGTATCAACACTTTGTCAATGAGTCTCTTGCTGATATGAGCATAGACCCTAAGACGGGATATTTAAAGTAATAGTGAATTCGTAGACCAATTTATAAAGTGTGGTATAATAGTGAAATATATGGTAACTAAAAACAAACCAAATGTCAACCCATCAACAGAAGCACCAAAGGACGGAAAACAAGTCCCTCAATATGCTAATGTTATTAAAAATAAGAGAGATATACTAAAGCAATATCTGATAGAAAAAGATTATGCTATTAAAGTCCGTCAAGTAAAGATTAACAACTGGCTAAAGAATGAAGAACTCTACAATGGTGTTACACAAAGAACACTCCTAACACGAAGCAACCTTCACTTGCCTATTGTTTTCGAAGGTGTGCAGAACGCATCTTCTAAGATAGGAGCAGTCCCAGATGTAGAATTTGAAACAATCCCAGAAGGAGATGAGAACGCATCAGAGATTATGAAGCACGTTGTCAAAGAAGATTTAGATGACTCTGAATTTGAAATTGTATGGGAAGACTCCAAGATTGAATGTGGAATCTATGGAGAAACAGTCTATGAAATCATACCAGGAAACGACAAACAAACCGTTGAACTTGTTGACACTCTAGCTTTTCTAAGAAGTCCAATCGCCAAGAAGTCTAAAACAACCCTATATTGTGGAAGACAATTTATATATAAAACCATTGAAGAAATTGAGGACGAAGCAGAAGAAATGGAATATGACACAGAAGAAATCCAAAAGCTAAAGGATAACAAAGTCCCAAATGAGACTGAACAATCCAACTCTAGCGAAGCTTCAGCAAAGAACATCCGACTAGCCAATATGGGACTTTCTAACACTACCCAATTCGGTTCTAAAGTAGCCGAACTAACAAAATGGTGCACTTACATCAAAGGAGAATTGTATATCTTAATCGTAGCAAATGACCTTTATTTACTATCCGCAAAACCAGCAAGCGACTTCGGACTAAAGAGACCTCCATTTATTTGGTGGGGCATATTCTCCAGAGGTATTGCTATGCTTGCTCCATCGATTGCTGACATCTACCGAGACCCTAACCTTGCAATCAATGTAATCACGAATCAAAACATAGACAACAACACTTACAGAAACTTTGCAGAAATCTTTGTTTCAAGTTCTAGTGGACTAAAGCAAAGCTCAATCGTTCCAAGACCAAATGGAGTAACACCAATCACCTGTGCACCTGGAGAAAAAGTAGGAGATAAGGTATGGATTAAGGAAGTTCCAGAAATATCACAAGGTTCAGCAATGTCAAGTATTGTTAAAGGTTTTGCTGATTCTGCATCTGGACTAGCTCCAAACATAGCACCATCAAAAGGAAAGCTAAGTGTAACACAACAAGCTAGATTAAACGCAGAAGTAGAACAAAAAATAATTATAATGAAAAAGAAAGCGACTCTAGCCTTTAGGGAAGTCTGTCAACTTATGGCAGATATAACAGCTTCTAAACTAACCAAACCTCGTAAAGTTAAGATATTTGGGTATAAGGATTTGACTATTGATGCAGTTACCAAAGCTAACTTTAAGGATGTAAAACTTATAGCAAAGACAACACCATCAGAAGATTCAGCACAAAACAAAGCTATCAAACAAAAAGCAAAGATTGACCTCTACACCCTATTTAAAGATGACCCTAAGATTCCAGGTCAAATAGCAATGAGACGTTCAGTAGCTAAAACCTTCGACATCCCACCACAAGAAATCGAAGACTGGTTCACAGAAGAAAAAGCACCTAAACCAGAAGTTCCTTTAATGCCAGAAGAAAACGCAACAGAAACTCCAGCATCCCCAGATTCAAAACCAATGAATGATGCTTCAGCTTTATTAAATGACACACAAAAGACAGCACAATCAAATGTTCCACCAGCAATCAAACCAACTAAATAATTTATAAAATATGGTATAATTGTAATAGAAATGACAAAGCACAAAGGATTAGAAAAATTAATAAGTGAAAAAGAATCTTTTGACCAAGAGTCAAGAGCTTTCATAGATAGTTTAGTTCTTTCAGAAAAACACATCGGAGAGATAAATAATATGAAACGAACAGCAGGATGGAAGATTCTAGAACAAAAAATACGAGAGGAACTTCACGAAAGAATATTTGATATGGTGAAGGATGATTTAAAAATTCAAACATTATTAGCTTTGCTCAAAGTAGCAGATACTAAGAGTTTAACTAAGATTTTGGATGAAGAAATAGAAAATATTATTCCAAACTAAAAGTAATAGGTTTGGAAACGCTTGAATAAGGTAATAAAACAAGCAAAGAGATTATAAAGTAACGTGGCTATAACAATAGACACAAAAATAATAAAAAATATGACAGAAAACAAAGACGTAGACTTATACGAGGACTTGAAAAAGGAACTCGAAAAGCCAGAAGCAGAGGAAACTTTGGTGGCGTCCGACCAAAAACCTAAAGAAGATATTGAAACTTCTAAAGATAACAATAGTGATAGTAAAGATGAGCCAGAATTAAGTGAGGAAGAAATTTCAAAACTTAGTCCACGTGCTCAAAAGCGTATTAGAGAACAAGCGGAAAAAATTAAGGAATTATCCAAAAAAGAAATAGAGGATAAGGAACTTAATAAGGAGGAAAATAAGGAGAAGGAAATACCCGAAGATTCCAAACCCCACGAGTTCAAAGACGTAGATGAATTTCTTAATGCAGTTCAAGATAAGGATTCAAAGAAATTATTAGAAGCTTTTTACGGAGTTATTAGGAAGGAAACTTCTTCAACACTAGCCCCAATCGAAGCTAAAAATAATGAAACGAAATTTGAAACAGCATTTAATAGATATGAAAAGATAGAAGGTATGGCAGATTATAAAGATGACTTGAAAAAGACATTTTTACGAGACCCCAAACAAGATATTGATTCACTATTTGCAAAAGTTGTTACAGACCTTACATTGAATAAGATTAAGAAAGTTGAGGAAAAACCTTCTAGCCCTAATAGGAATGGGAAAGTTGACCTTGACAACTTAGATTTGGAAGGGCTATATGATGCTCTAGCTAAAACTAAGGACTAAATTATTCGATTAACAAATTAAAAATATGACAGGATTTATACCACAATGTGTCAATGATTGTTCTAACACAGCAGGATTGACATACGGAAGTTCAGCTCCAGAAAAACTAAAGATTGCTAACACAACTTTCTTTTCCGTAAATGGAAGAAAGATGTATGTTACAACACAAGAAGTTTCTATCGTTGGTGCAAAAAGAAACCTTCCAACTCTTAACGGAACAGCACAAACAGCAGGAAACTTAGTTTCAGATGATGGAACAGTTGACGCTTCAACAAAATCTTGCAGAATTTATGCTCTAGTAGCAACTTCAGCACAAACAGAAGCAGGAACAGTAACACTTTCAGTTATTGCAGGAGAAGACTTCCCAAAACACCGACAAGCAGTAGCAGACGATTTTCCAATACCAGCAGACCCAAATTCAGTAGTTATTGGATGGATGTATCTTAAAAACGAATCTGGTTCAGATTTCGTTCCAGGAACTTCAAGTCTAGGAACAGTCTCAAACACAACAAAGACATTCACAGACAATTACGCACAAATTGGTTTCTAAACTAATAGGCGTAGATTATTAAATTAACAATATAAAATTAACACTATGACAGTATTTTCAGCAATAGACGTTGGACAAAAGATAGTTACGAAAGAACTTATTGACATTTTGAAGCAAAAACTTATCTACTACAAAACAGCTAAGGTTCACCCAGTTTCAAAAGGTTCAAATAGCAAGACCGTAATCTTCAGAGGTTTCAATCGTCTTTCATTAGCAATTACTCCACTTAACGAAGGTATCACACCAGCAGGACAAAACTTGACTATGAATCAAGTTAACGCAGTCCTTTCACAATATGGTGATTTCACTTACATCACAGATGTAGCTGAATTCCTATATGACCGTTCTTTAATCAAAGATGCTTCAGATGTATTGGCAATCCAATCTTCAGAAACTATTGATACAACAATAATGAACGTAATCAGTGCAGGAACAAACGTAGTATACGGTGATGGAACAGTATCAACAAGAGTAACTGTTACAACAGCAATGAAATTGACATCAGCTATCATAACTCGATATGTTCGTTTCCTAGAAAGAAACAATGTAGAAAAGTTTGACACTATGCCAGTAATCGGTAATGCTTACGCATTAGTAGCACACCCAGATTGTATCGCAGACCTAAGACAAGACACAAGCTTCGTTTCAGCAGTAAACTATTCTTCTCCAACTCCTTCAAACGATAAGAGAAGTGATTTGTTTACAGGTGAACTTGGTTACTGGATGGGTGCACGTATTATCTCAACAACAATGTCCCCAGTTTACGCAAGTGCAGGAGCATCCTCACAAAACGTTTACGGAGTTCTATGTTACGGTAAAGGTGCATACGCAGTATCAGAATTCGCAGGAGGTCTAAAGACTTACATCCACACAGGTGGAGTTCAAGACACAAGCGACCCATTAGAACAACGTTCAACCGTTGGATGGAAGTGGGAAGGTGTTTCAGCTATTCTCGACAACAACAGAATTGTTCGTGGAGAAGTTTCAGCAACTTGGAGCACAACAACTGCCTAATCGCAGTTAGTAACTAAATAGTTTCTGGATTCTCGGAGGGGATTACATCCCTTCCACAGAGTTCAGAAACAAAAACAGACGAAAGTCTAAACATTATTAAATAGCTATAACAATAGATATTATGACAGAAAATAAAAATGAGTTTAAGTTTGGCACATTAAGAAATTTTGGTTCAGAACAATTTACTTTCAACGCAGTAATACATTCTGATAAAACAGTTTTAACAGATGAAGAAATTGAGTCTGGAATAAAACAAATTGATACTGCTGTAAGCAAAGCATTTAAGTCTTGTCAAGAACGAGAAATAAGTGAGATGGCTTTACTAGCAGATGCTTCAGAGAGACGAACAGCAGAAATTAAAAAGCGAGATGATGCTTTAAAAGCAGAAATGGACGCTAAAAAACACGCTACCGAAACTCTAAAGTCAGCAGAAAAATTATCAGATAAGATAACCAAGAATTAATATATGGCTAAAACTTCAACACCAAAACCAATAAATACAGATACTAAAGTTCCTGCTTCTGTTCAACCAGAAGTAACAAAAAAGGATTTAGTAAATGTCTTTATAGACCCAGAAATGGTAGGTAAAGGAGGTATTCAAATCAACGAAAAAAAGTATGTTGGACACGTAAAAGTTCCACAAGATATCGCTGATGAATTAATTAGAATTCAAGAAGAATACTGGGAAACAGTAAAGAAGATGAAAGACCCAAACATTTCAGTCCGAATGAAGAATGATTTTCAAAAGGAAATCTTATTCCTTGCAGACCCAAATGAAAATGCGGGAAAGAAAGGATTTACTAGAGACTACGGATTACTACCTCAAAGAGAATTCTTATTCTGCACACCTGCCTTCCAACAACACTTATTAGAATTGCGAAAGCAACTATACGGATATTAAAATGACACAACAACAATCAAAACTAGGTTCAATGAAACCAGCAAAGGTTAATAAACCATTGAATACACCAAAGACAGTAAAAGATTGGACAAAATTCTATAATATGCCTAAAACTAGGAATATGAAAGAAATTGGTAAGGGTTGGGGAGGAGAACCACCAGCAAAACCAGTAAAATCAGTTAAGAAAACCTCTGTAAAAAAACAACCTACTTACTCATCAGTTCAAAAATCTTTAAAAAAGACAATGGGCTATTAAAAGGTCGTGCGAAATTATAAATATGTCAATGTCGCACTTGACAAAGAAACAATAAAATATGGCAACATATAATAAATTCAATGCTTTTGTAGCTAACATTGCAAATAAAAAGCACAATCTTGGTGCAGACCAACTAGCAGTAGCTCTTACAGCAACAGCAAATGCTCCAGTAGCAACAAACGTAGCTCTAGCAGATTTGACACAAGTATCTTACACTAACTTGTCAAGTCGCAACATAACTACAACTTCCTCAACTCAAACTTCTGGGACATATAAGTTAATTCTTGCAGACTTAACTCTTACCGCTTCTGGTGCAGTAGCATCTTTCCAATACGTAGTTATCTACAACACGATAGCAACAAGTTTCGAATTAATCTGTTGGTATGATTACGGCTCTGCTGTAACTCTAGCAAACGGAGACCAATTCGTTATTGACTTCGATAACACAAACGGTTTACTACAAATCGCTTAGTTGATTACCTACCCTGCCCCTGTTCGGGGGTAGGGATAAGTAATTAAAAAATATGGCTTGGAGAAATAAAAAACAATTACAAATAAATAATACTTCAAACAAAAACTTCGACTATGCAAAGGGTGATGTTAATTTAAAATTTTCTCTTAGAACAGATGTAAAAGACCAATTAAATGATTTTCTAGATTTATTAAAAATTGCTACTAAAGAAGTAGAGGACGAAATAAAGAAATAATATGGCAATAGCAAAAGACGCAACATCAATAGGAACAGCAGGAAATCCAGTATCATCAATTACTTGGAATCACGTTTGCAGTGGAATAAATAGATTTCTAGTAGTTACTTTTTTTATAGCAGATAATGATACTTCTAAATATTGCACAGCTACTTACAATGGAGTTTCAATGACTCTTGTTGATAAAGGTTATCACTCTGGGACACAAGGAACTTGGGGAATATTTTATTTAGTTAATCCAGATGCAGGAACTCACGCAGTTGTATTAAACTTAGTCGGAACAGCTACTTATATTGATGGAATGGCATCATCATATATGGGAGTTGCTCAAACTTCACCAATAACAAATTCTAATAAACAAACAACTGGGACAGGTTCAACTGAAACCAACACCGTTACTGTTGCTAACAGTGGTGGTTGGCTTATGGGAATATTTGCTCAAAATAAAGGTTCTGGTAACGTATCAGCTTCAACTAGCACATATCAACGAGTAATTGATATAAGTCCACAAAGTTCTGGAATATTTGATTCAAATGGAGGATTAAAAGCAGGTTCTAATTCTTTAGTTGGAGCTAGTTCTCAATCTACCCCTAGTTGGGTATCTATTGTTTTTGATGTATCTCCAGCTTTTTCAACCGTTAAGGTATTAGCAATAGGAGGAGGTGGAGGAGGTTCAAATGGTGGGTATAACGGAGGTGAAGGTGGAGGAGGGGCAGGAGGTTATCAATATAACTCTGCTTATACCGTAACTCCTGGAACTTACTCTGTAACAGTAGGAACTGGAGGAGCAGTAGCAACGAAAGGTAATGATTCAAAATTTGGAACAATAACAGCGACAGGAGGTGGTGCAGGAGTTCCAAATAATACAGGAGGAAACGGAGGAAGTGGAGCAGGAGGTTCTTGTCCTGGTTCATCTGGAAATAAAAGTGGAGGAACTGGAAGTCAAGGATATAATGGAGGTTCTTCATATACAAATTCATCTTCTAATTGGAGTGGAGGTGGAGGTGGAGGTGCAGGACAAGTAGGATATGGAGGAGGAGATGGAACTTATCCTGGCAGAGGAGGAGATGGAGTTGTAAACCCTATAACTGGTTCTACTATCGGAGAAAATGTTTCTGGAACTTATTATATTTGTGGAGGTGGAGGTGGTGCTTTAGACTATTCTCCAGGTTCACAAGCTAGTGGTGGTAAAGGAGGTGGAGGAAAAGGATGGGATTTAATCCATAGTTCAAATCACGAAACAGCAGGTATGGCAAATACTGGAGGTGGAGGAGGTGGTGGAGAAAATGGAACTGGAACAGGAGGTTCTGGTGCTGTTGTAATCTCTTGGGTTACTGCGGACTTCGGAACTTGCTCCGTAACAGGAACAGGAAACACTATTACAACAAGTGGTTCTAATTCCATTGCTACATTTATAGTTAGTGGAAATATTACTTTCACACTTACAGGACAATACATACAACAACCATCTGCAAAAGATAATACTATGCTATCTGATGCACCAACTACAAATGACGGTTCAGACCCTTTAATACAAGTTTGTGGGGAAACTGGAACTCCTACTCACGCACATAGAAGTATTATTGAATTTGATATTTCTGGTTTAGGAAAACCATCTTCTTCTATTTATAGTGCCGTTATGAGTCTCTACTACGTTTCTAAAGGAGCAAACTATACTGGTGCACAAACTCTTTACGCAGACAAAATAACAAGAGACAACTGGACTGAACTGGGTTCAACTTGGAATAAATATGATGGAACAAATAACTGGACTACTGGTGGCGGAGATTATACTTCTACAAATGAGTCTAGTGCTTTCATCGATGCAACTGTTGAAAGATGGATTGAATTTGATGTTACAGATTTAGTGAAAGATGCAATAGATAATGTTAGTGGACACTTGAATCTAGTAATACGAAGACCAACTGGGTTATTTAACAATGATGATAATAATTTTTATTCAAAAGATTACACCACAGATACAACACTTCAACCAAAAATAAGTATTATGTATTCTCCCTCAACTACATATACACTAACAGCATCACAGGGTTCAATAGCTCTCACTGGTATTGCAACAGCATTTTATAAATATTGGGAGATGGTTGCTTCATTGGGAACTTATGTTCTAACAGGAATAGCAACATTATTACACCACGTTAAAACAATAGCTCTTGCTTATGGAACATATACCTTAACAGGAATAGCAACAGGATTAAGTCATTTAAGAACTATTACCGCAAACTATGGTAGTTATATTCTCACTGGAATTGCAACATTATTCAAAAGGTATTTCCATATCATCACAGATGTTGGGCATTACACCCTAACTGGGATAAATGCAATACTTTACAAGGGGCATACTATTATAGCAAACTTTGGTTCTTACACTTTAACAGGAATTGACACATTGTTTCACACATTACTTCATATGATTGCTTCACTTGGAACATATACTCTCACTGGAATAGACGCAATATTTCATAGAAATAAAGTTTTATTAGCTGGAATTGGAACTTATACACTTACAGGAATAGATACACTATTTAATAGAATAATCAAAATGATTATGACATATGGAACTTATACATTAACTGGGATTAGCTCAACATTCCATAAATTAATTGTGTTATTAGCAGTCTATGGTTCATATGTTTTAACTGGTTTATCTATAAACTTAAATAAATATTTAAAGATGATTTCCTCTTTTGGTTCTTACACATTAACTGGAATAGATGTTGGAATACATAGAGTTAGAGTTATTATGGCAACATATGGAACATATGCTCTAACAGGAATAGCAACATTATTCAATAAATACTGGAAACTTACGGCAATTCTAGGAACATATGCACTAAATGGAATTTCAACAACATTGCATAAAGTTTTTAAAGCACTTACCGCAATATATGGTTCTTACGTTCTTACTGGTATTTCTATAACGTTTGTCAAATCTCTAAGCTTAATAGCAACCACTGGAAAATATGTATTAAAAGGATTTAAAGTTAAATTAATAGCACCATTCCATACATACTGGAAACAAAAAGTAGTATCGTCAGCTACTTGGAAAAAATTAACGCAACCTTCAACACCTACTGATTGGCACAAAGTAGATAGGGGAAATTAAAATGAAACCAGACGATTTACAAACACAAATAGATACATTAAATGAATCTCTTGACGAGATGTCTAATTCCTTACAAGATATTGCAGATAACAATGAGAGTAATTTAAGTTCACAAGACGATATAAATAATGACTTTGAGACTAGAATAACTGATGTAGAACAAAACTCTGGACAACTTACATTCCCATTAACGCAAGATACAATAGACTTAATAACAGAACAAGCCCCAGCAATATTGTCAAATTACTATAATCAAGGATATGCTGGTTCGGCTACTCTTGTTGCAGGAACTAAAACAATAACAAATTCATTAATTACTGCAAATGCAATAGTTTTCTTGACGGTATCTACGCCTGGAGGAACGCAGGGATTTCTGTCTTATGCAGTTTCAGCAGGACAATTAATCATTACAAGCACAAGTGCTACTGATACAAGCACAGTAAATTACATTATAATTAATCCAAAATAGACCAATTTAGAAAATATGGTATAATAATAACAATATGACAACTTACACAGGACTAAAATTAAACGATACATCAACCTTACAGGGTATATTACAAAAGATATATTTTGATGGTAAATGTAATGCAGGAACATTTGATGCAAATGATTATTTAAGAATAATTAATGTTTACTATGCACAACTACAAGAAGCAGTAAGAGCTGTAAATGAGAATTTCTATATGGGTATTGCAACTTGTGATTTAGTAGCAGGAGATGGTTCTTATACATTTCCAGATGGAGCAGGAACAGCACCAGGTTATGAAAAAATTAAGTCAATTTGGGTAGCATACCAACCAGTAGACATAACTGCACCACTAGCAAGTGAATATAAGAGAGTAGATATAATAGACCCAGATTCAATAAGCGACCCATCATACACATTTAATGCAGAACAACCAAAAGCACAAATCTTTGGAAATTACTTTGTTCTTCTTCCTTTAGTTCCAGCAGGGACACCAACAGTTACAGACGGAGTAAAGATGTATTATGTAATGACACAAGATAAACTGATACTTGATACAGATGTTCCAAAAATATTCCCAAGTTTCCATGATGCAATAGTAACTGGTGCATTAATTGACATACACCACAGACTAGGAAATGATGATGATAGTGCTAAGTGTAAAGTAGAATTTGAAAAAAGATTAGAAGAAATTAAAGCATACGCATCAGCACACATCCCACCAGAATTAGGAGTAGTAGAAGGACAAGATGATTTGGGGGGTTGGGCTTATCCGTGGGGATTTAATTCAATGGCATAACTATGAGACATTTACCAAATATACAATTTAAGATAATTCCAGCAAAAGAACAAAGATATGATACCTGTGGGGACTACTTTCCTACAAAAGAAGGTTATCAATTCAGAGTTTCAAAATGGAATTCAGATTATGAATTTTTGGTTTTAATGCACGAATTAACAGAATGGTATCTTACGCAGAAAAGAGGAATTCCAGAAAAAAGTATTTCAAAGTTTGACATTTGGTTTAATGAACAAGGATTAGAGGGAGAACCAGGAGACCACAAAGATGCACCATATAAGAAAGAACACCATTTTGCAGAAAAGATTGAGAAAATGTTGGCAAAAGAATTAGGAATTAACTGGAAGAAGTATGAAGAAGAAGGTTTTGAATATTAAAATATGAGAAAAATACCAATAGAAAACTTTTTAAAGATGAATCCAGACATACCACAATATTCTGAAAAAAATCAGAGTTATTTGATAGCTGGTGCTAATCCAGTCTATTATTTAGATGAGAAAACACAAGAAGAACAAGTTGCTCCTCTTTCAGCTTCTATTGATTGGCTACAAATGTCTCCAAGTCTATTAGATAGTTATTCTGAAGCAAATCAAGACACACAAACTTCTATGTATAATGGTTCTGTAATATCATACGGACAATCATTTTTAAATGTTAACGCTATTCCTCTTTCTGCTGTAAAGTTTTACTTAAAGAAATTTGGAACACCAACTGGAAATATAACAGCAACTATTTATGCACATACTGGAACATTCGGAGTAAATGGGAAACCAACTGGTTCAGCACTTGCAACATCAGAACCAGTAAGCATAGCTGGACTAACAACTTCCTTTGCATTGACACAGTTTAATTTTTCTAGCACAATAACATTAAGTGCAAATACCCCATATGTAATAGTAGTTAACTATGGTGGTGGCGATGGAAGTAATAGTTTGGTAATAGGATATGATATCTCAACACCAAGTGGTGCTGGTAACGCTTCATATTCATTTAACGATGTTGCTTGGACTGCTCAAAATGCCGATTTATGTTTCTATGTTTATGGCGGTGGAACACAATTTACAATATTAGAGGGCAATATTACTCATATGATTCCAAGCACAGATGGAACATATAGTGTCTATGCAATCACAGACAAAAATCACGTTTATGGAATCACAACAACAGCAATTACAGACTTAGGTTATCCATCAGGTGGTGCTGGTTCAAGCACAGACTGTTATTTAGCAATCGGTGGAGGTGGAACAACATATTCTGGATACTTATTTGCAACTTGGGCTATTAGTGGAAACATTTACAAGAGTCCATTACCAGCAACGTCAGCAACTTGGACAACTTGTGGTGGAACAGCATTACAGACATCTTGCGGAAGTCATATAATGGAATCATTCTTGGATTTTATCGCAGTAAAAGATGGAAACATATCTTACTTACAAGGTGGTCAAATAAGAAAATTAGATGTATCAGCTCTTACAGTTGGTGCTCCTGCTTTGATAGACTTAGGAACTGGATGGGCTATAATGTCAATGAGAAATTACAACAATAAATATTTGGCAATCGCAGGAGGAAAAGCAACTTCTGGTGGTTCAGTAAATGGATATACGAGTAACTATTTATTCCTATGGGATGGTATTTCTTCACGATACAACTACTCAATCAAGATTCCAGGACAATTTATTGATATGAAAGTAATTGATTCTGTCCTATACGTAGCAGTAAAGGTTGCAAGTGGAAAGACTTGCTTGTATTTCCTATATAATACAACACTAAGAAAAGTAACAACCCCTCAAATATCAACAATATTTGCTGGAGCAGGATTAGGAGAATCTATAATATCTCCGTTGTTTGATTTTAAAAACTATGTTGGAATACATTTAGATAGTAATTCAGACTTAACACACCCACTTATGGTTTATGGTAAAGACGAAATGGGAGAAATAGAATTTGTCCATAGTTCTGGAAGATTCTTTAACCAAATTTGTGTTGGTTATGATGGAAACTTATTTGGAGGAGAATATGTAGATAGTTCTACAACTAAAATGTATTATCTACCAACAGCATTACCTACAAATGGAATATATCAACAACTTTTGTATAAGTCTCAATGGATTCCCATAAAAAATCTACAAGCAATAGATATATATTACGAAACACCACCTTCTGCTGGAACAGATGCAATAAATATTACGATATATGGACAAGGTGAAGATATATTAAACGGAAATTCAACAACTGTCCTTACTGCAATCACCCCAACAAATTATTTAACAAAAAAAAGACATCGACTTGACCTACAAGGGTTCACTGGAAGTCAAGTTATGATAAAATTATCAACAATTAATAGCACTTGGAGACCGATAATAAGAGCTATCGTCCCAATAGTAAAATAAAATGGCACTAACAGCAAATCAAATCACAGACGTATTTCAAAAACAAGTTGGCAGAGCACCAACTCCATATGAAATAAGTAAATATTCAACCGCTTCAATCCAAGATTTAACTGGATTAAAGACAACTTATTCAAGTTATAAACCAGACCAATCCGTAGTAGATTATTTGGCATATCAAGGTCAAGACCCATCTATAAAAGCACGTTCAGAACTTGCTTCAAAATATGGAATCTCTGGTTATACTGGTGCTTACGACCAAAATGTTGCTCTTTTGAAATCACTAAAAGGTGGAGCACCTACTACTCCTTCAGTAGATGGTTCTGTTGCTGGTGCAGGACTTACTTCAGCAGACCCAACAAAAACTATACCAGAGAGTGCTACACCTCCAGCTCTTACTGGAACTATACCAGGTTCAACAGACATAACAACAACTTCTCCAGTTTCAAAAACACCGCCAGTAAACCCAGATGTTCAAACATCCCTAGACGCTTACAATACATCACAAAAGGCAGTTCTAGATGTTACTTCAAGAATAGACTCAATAAATAAAGCAATAGATAGTGCTCTGCAAAACAAAAGAGATGAAATTGCTCGTTCTGGTGGAGTAGTAGATGAATCTCAACTACGTTCACTTGTATTAACTGAAAGTGCTCCATTACTACAAGAAAGAAAAGACCTACTCGCAACTAGAACACAATTAGTTGGGGAACAAAATATCGCAAGTAAAGCATATCAAGATGCTCTAAATAGACAAAAACAAGATGAAGCAAATTACTACAAACAACAATCTCTAGATATTTCACAAGAAAAAGTTGACGTTCAACAAAGTCAATTCGTGCAAAAACTAGAACAATCTGGTTGGAAGTCTTCCAAAGTAAATGTTTACGACCCAGCAGGAAACGTAATAGGACAAAAAGTAGTATGGAGTGAAAATCCATCAACCGCTTCAGATAACAAAGCTCAAACAGTAACAACATCATCTGGAAGTGGTGGTATTTCAAAGAACGGAACTACAAACGTAGGTAATACTGCAACTCTACCAAAAATTGACCTTACAGAAGGAACTCCAGCACAAGTATTACAAACTCTTATTTCTGGAAAACCCGTATATGTAAAAGGAATTACAACTCCTATTTCTCAACAAGACCTTTATAATTCAGCTATTCTAGATATGTTGGGTTCAACATCAAGTGCAGGAGGTAGAACACCATCAGCAGAAATTCCAGCAATTAAGGATAAAGAAACTCAAATTATGAACGCTTATGGTTTAACTCCATTTGATGTCGCAATAGCAAGAAATGAATTTAAGAATATGACATCTGCTAACTTGCAACTTCTACAAACTTCAGCATTTATTCATACCTATGGAAGCACAGCAGTTGATAACTTAAACCTAGCTCTAGAACAAAGTAAATTAGTTCCAAGAGGGGGTGCAAAGATGGCTAACAACTTCAAACAATGGATGCAAGGAAATTGGACACCAGCAGGAGACCTAGCAAAGTTTGAAACTTATATCTATACCGCAGGACGTGAATATGCTAAGGTTACATCTGGTGGTGCAAAATCAGCACAAGCTCTAACAGATAGTGCACAAGCAGAAGTTGAAAAGCTTATAAACGCATCACAAGCACCAGAAGTATTCGCACAAGTTGTTCAAGCTATGGAAGCCGATATGAATAATGTTATATCAAACTTTGACAAACAAACAAGTTCATATCCAGAAAAAGTAAAAGCATTATTTGGTATGGCATCAGCAAACCCAACATTAATGAGAAGTTCAGTTCCAGACGATAAAACATTCGTAGAAAAATCTTTGGTAAGACAAGGATTTCATTATGATACCTTAATGAAGGAAATGAACGCAAGTATTCCACCAGGAACACAACCAGCACTCGATAATTCAACAGGAAAACCAGTTTACGCTACCCAAGATGATATTAAGAACGGATTAGCAACACCACTATAATTATATGACATTAACACCATTCACACCAAAAACAACAGGGATGATTCCATTTGCTCCAGGACAACTTCCAAAAGTAGGAACACAACCAGCACCAGAAAAAAGAAGCACACTTCAAAATGTAGCTGGTGCTTTTTTTGACCCACTTGCAAAACTTTCAACTGAAGCAGGACAAGAATTGGGAGTTGGTTTAATGAAAGGAGCAGACTATCTTAGCGGTGGAAAACTAGGTAAACTAACACCAGAGGGAAATTTAAAAGATGCACTTAAACGTTCAACTTCAGAACCAGTTACAGTTCCAGGATTAGGCACTCCAGTAAAACCATTAAAGGATGTTGGAGTAAAAGATGTTGCAGGACAAGCAATGGGAGTTGCTGGACTAGCAACTGGAAATCCTATGCTCGGAGGAGCTTTATTGATGGGTGGAAGTTCACTTGAACAAGGTGGAACACCAGCAGATGTAGTCTTAAATGG